CTCATATATATTTAGCCGCATTAGAAATGCATAATGCTGAAATGAGTTACATTAGTAAAATGTTTGAAGCAGGTGATATAGAAAATTTAACAGCTTATGATTTACAACACTTCATCAAAAAAAGAGTTGGCGACAAACTTGCAGAACTCGGATACACTGAAAGAAAATACAAACAGTGGGACTGGACAGAAAAATCGTATGACCAAAAGTCAATTGAAAAAATGGCTTGGTTCGATCATCTTACTGGGGGTCACACTCACACTGATTTCTTCGCTATTAGGCCGACTGACTATAGTAAAGCAAATGAAGGAGAAGATTTTGACGACGTTTGGTAATGAACAGAAAGATACTAAAAATAATAGCAACGACTAAGAAGCTGACGCCACTTGAAAAAATGTCTACCCGTATTGGATATATGGGTGCAGGTTTTCTTGTGGCTGCACAGTGGACAATTGAACCAGCATTATATATAGTAGGTTTTATTTGTGTGATGATACAAACAGCGGCACGTAAACAATGGAACTTAGTGGCATTAAATATAAATGGTTTGATTGCTTGGATAACACATTTAATTAAATAAAATGGGAGTACAAAAAAATATAAAACAATTACAAGAACAAGTTAACATATTAAGTGGAGCTTTAACAAATGCACTAAAAGAATTAGATGCCTTAAAAGTATTGTCTCAAGGGACATTAACGGCATTTCAATTGCATATTGGTAAAGACGATTGGGATAAACTTGTTGAAGAACTTAAAGATTTAGATAAAAGAGATGTGGAATAAAGAATGGAAAAAAGGACACGACTATCCGTCGTGGGGTGATACAGATGTATACAAAAAAACTATTGGTGGTGGATATTTAATTAAAAATGAAACACCAAGAGATGCATATATGCGTGTATGCGAAACTGTAGCGAAGCGTTTAGGACGCCCAGAAATGACCCAAACGTTTTTTGAATATGTATGGAATGGTTGGCTATGTTTAGCTTCTCCTGTGTTGTCTAATACAGGCTCAGATCGAGGTTTGCCAATATCATGCTTTGGTATTGATGTAGCTGATTCTATTTATGACATTGGAAACAAAAATTTAGAGATGATGTTACTCGCTAAGCACGGCGGTGGAGTTGGCATCGGTATAAATCAAATCAGACCCGCCGGCGATAAAATTACAGGAAATGGAACATCTGACGGAGTTGTGCCTTTTTGTAAGATATACGATTCAACAATATTGGCAACTAATCAAGGATCTGTCCGACGAGGAGCTGCTTCAGTTAACATCAATATTGACCATCCCGATTTCGAAGAGTGGCTCGAAATACGAGAACCTAAAGGAGACGTTAATCGTCAATCGCTCAACCTACACCAGTGCGCTGTGGTCGGTGATAAGTTTATGCGAAGACTTGAAAGTGGAGATGCTAAAGCTAGAAAGAAATGGGGAAAGTTATTACAAAAGCGTAAAGCAACTGGAGAGCCTTATATCTTATTTAAGGGAAATACAAACAAAAATAATCCAGAGCAATACAGAAAGCATGGGTTAAAAGTACATATGACAAACATATGCAGCGAGATTACATTACATACTGATGAATCGCATTCGTTTGTTTGTTGTTTATCATCGTTAAACTTAGCTAAGTACGATGAATGGAAGAACACTAATCTAATATACGATAGTATATGGTTTTTAGATGGTGTCTTAGAAGAATTTATACAAAAGTCAAAAGGTAAAGTTGGATTTCATAATTCAGTAAGATCTGCTGAGAAAGGTAGAGCTTTAGGATTAGGAGTGCTTGGATGGCATACATACTTGCAAGATCAAGGTTTACCATTTGAAGGTTTATTAGCACAATATGAAACAAGAAAAATATTTTCACAAATTAAAATCGAAAGCGAAAGAGCTTCCATGGCTCTTGCAGAAGAATTTGGTGAGCCTTTATGGTGTCGCGGTTCGGGCTTCAGGAATACTCATCTGCGCGCTATTGCTCCTACTGTATCTAACAGCAAACTTAGTGGCAACGTTAGTCCTGGGATCGAACCATGGGCGGCTAACGTCTTTACGGAACAAAGTGCAAAAGGTACATTCATTCGTAAAAACCCTACATTATTAAGGCTATTAAGAAAACATAAAATTAATAATGAAAAAGTTTGGTTAAAGATTATGAAGGACGGAGGATCTGTTCAAGGTATTAAAGAACTTGATAAGATAACTATGGGTAAATGGGATACACCAGCTAAAGAAGTATTTAAAACTTTTAAAGAAATAAATCAATTAGAGTTGGTTAACCAAGCAGGTATACGTCAACAATATATTGATCAATCTGTTTCTTTAAATCTGGCTTTCCCAAGTGTAGCCGAACCAAAATGGATTAACAAAGTGCATTATGAAGCGTGGAAGAAAGGTATTAAAACCTTATATTATATGCGAACCGAATCTGTATTGAGAGGTGATATTGCACAAAGCGCGATGGACGAAAATTGTTTAGCGTGTGATGGATAATAATTAAGGGGCTTTTTTAAGGCCCCTTTTTTTATTTCTTTCCTTTCATTAAAACATCAGCCGATGGTCTTTTATCACCAGGATCTTCTCTTGGTACAATTTTTCCAATATTTTTATCGTTATTATTATTGCTATTATTATTTGATTTATAAGATGGCCCATAATTATAATCATAATTTCTATGATAATTATAATAGTAAGGTCTTGGCCAACTGTAATTATAACCTCCATAATTAATTATTCTATAATTAACCGGTCTTATAACATCAATAGGTATAGTTAATGTATCACCTGTATGAGTTACAGCTAATACGTGCGTAATTTTAATTTCAGGTTTTTTCTGTACTGAACATCCAATTATTAATAGTGCTAAAAAAATAAGTTTATTTAATTTTATCATATTACTTTATATTTAGTTTTACCGTCTTCTTTATAAGCTTGTAAACAGCGTTTTCTATTTGAATCAGCATCTACGTAACTTACGTGTACCCAATCTGGGTTTTCTTCCGTACCAAATTCCCAAATCATTTGATCGAAATCTAAATTATCTTTTATGTAATTATACATATCTGCATTGGACATGTACCCATATGTATCGTCTAAATCCATTGCTCTGCCTTGACAATGTTGTGAGCGGCTACTCCCACCGATCGCTTTATTTAATTCTTCACTGCGATAGAATGAATTAATTTTAATGGGCCCATTAACATACTTTCTTAATGGCTCAAATACTTTTTCAGCAATCAATTCCATATTTTGTAATTCGTACTCTCCAGGTGTATTGTCTATCCCTCTTCTTGTTGCTGTTGCACTAAACGTTGCTTCTTTTTTACTAATGTGTTCGCTAATCATTTTTTATAATTTAAATTTACCGCCTATTGTTATTGAATATGTTAATGGAAATGAGTCTGTACTTTTTGCTACGTTAAAACCTAAATTCATTCTGAATGTTTTGGTTATAGAAAAATCAAAGTTTGCACCGCCCACGAATAAAGCGTGTTCGTTAAAAACAAATCCATTATCTAATGTACTGTAACTCACAGGTGTTAATGCGGTAGCTAACATAGGTGATACAGTAAATCTTTTAAAATTGTAAGGCTTGGTTCCGAATGCTACAAATGCTGGCATTACATTCCATTCACCTTTACTATATAATATATTATTAGAAGCAGATACGCCTCCAACAAATCCTTTCCATTTATTTTCTTTTTGGCCAATATATACGTTGCTTATACCAAATGACATATTGTAAACACCATACATATACATTAAACCGGCAGATAACGTTTGCACATTGGCTATACTTCCTTTATCGTAGAAGTGCCCAAATACATATTCTTTACCATCTTCTTTAATTATCATGGGTACTTTTCTATCGTACCTATGAAATGTATGTCCTCTTGAACCACTTAAACTAAATTGTTTTAAGTTGTCCCATATCATTAAATTGGCTGAGTAATTAAATTCACCGTTCATAGACGATTGTGCAAAGCCAATACCTATAACTTGATTTGCTGCGCCATCTAATCCTGACATACGCATTAAGTTGGCTGATATAATTATAGGATTTGTATTTTTCTTTTTCTTTTCTTTTTCTTCTTCCTCTTCTTCTTCTTCAGTTTCTTCCTCCTCTTTTTCCTCTTCCTCCTCTTCTTTTTCCTCTTCTTTCTCTTCCTCTTTTTCTTCTTCTTGTTCTTCTTCTTTTTGTTCTTCTTCGTTATCACTATCGTCAGAATCATCAGAATCACCACCATCATCACTATCATCAGAATCACCGCCATCATCTCCTCCATCATCGCTATCACCTCCGCCATCATCAGAGTCGCCACCACCATCGCTGTCTCCTCCTCCATCTGAGTCACCACCGGAATCGCCGCCACTATCGCCCGTATCGCCACCACTGTCTCCGCCTGAATCAGAACCGCTCCCTGAATTATCAGTTGATCCTGTGTCGGTTGAACCACTAGAATCAGAACTATTGTTTGTATTTGATGTAGATGTTTGTGTTGTTGTTTGGGTTGTTTGCGCTGTAGAACATGCTGATAGCGCATACCACCAGGCATACGTTTGTTCCATCCACGTTCTTAATGCACCACTGTAAAAATCATTTGCAGTAAAAGTCTTTGTTCTATTATAAAAGGATACTGTTGTGTATCCTTCCATTTGAATCGAAACTCTTTTAATCTCTCCGGTACATCTATCCGCAAAGGCTTGCACTAATGTTTGAGAATATATACTTGAGGAAAATAATAATAATATTATTATTTTTTTCATTAATGATCAAATATCTTTTTTCTTATCATTCGTTTAACAACTTTAGCAACCGCAGTTTCTAAAGCTTTCTTAGTCGATGTACCAATTGATGATTGGTTAAACTTAACATCTTCTAAATTTTCATTATTTAATAAAGTTAATTCTCTTGTAGTTGTTGCTTTACCTAAACCAGAACCTGTCATATATAAACCAGTTTCAGAATCAACAAGCTTAACTTGTAACCCTAATCTTGTAACTAATTTATTTTTAACGCCGTCTTTTAAATTAATAGTTTCATCTTCTGATATACTAAAGTCGTATACTTCTATATAACAAAAGTATTTAGCTAAAACTATTTTGCCTATAGGATTTATTACATTAGCTGTAAAACCTTTCTCGCTTGCTTTGAATTGTTTAATCATTCTATCCTTTATTTCATCTCTTGTTTCTACAAACTCAAAACGAAACGTTTCATCTAAGAACGCCACAGTTATATTAGTTAAACCTAATCCAACCCTATAATCACCTAATTCAGGATATTGATTTAATATTTCTTCAGTAACACCAATGTTAAGCAATGCTACAGATACAGGGTCACCATTATATTCTGGTACACTCCATATAGATTCTCTTGACTCAAAGCTACCAACGTAATCTTCGGTTGTTGTTTTTCCAATTACTTGACTATGAACAGAAGCCACAGCCGATACAAATATCGCACATAGTATAAATTTTTTCATGTTACCAATCTATCTCTCTTTCTTCTTTCTTTGGTTTTTGTATAACTGTTTTAGTTATAACCAAAGTATCTTTTACAATACTCGGTGGTATTGTTATTGTTTGTTCCATTGAAGGCGGTGGTGTATCTTCTTCTGGTGTAAATATGTTTTCCATATTGGCCACAAGTAAACCACCCGCTGCAGTTATAATAATACCTACAGTTGCTACAATTTGTTTTTTAAACTCTTCAAGTATGTTAGTTTTTTCTTCCATATTAATTCATTGAAAATGATTGCTTACCTATAAAGGTATTGCTTCTAGTATATAATTCAACTGTATAAGAGCTAACAGGTAAAGAGTTAACATATATGTTTAATATATTATCTCCTTCTTCACCATCAATTATTTCCTGCGCTACAACAGTATTTGTAAAATCTATTATTTTAATTCTGTACTTACCATCTTCTGGTAGCTTAGTATTTATTCTAACCTTTTCTTTTACTATATAACTTTCCAACTTTAATCCAGTTTCTTCTTGTATAAATAAAGATTCTGGTACTTCTATGATTGGTCTTTCATCATATATTTCTGTGGTACAGCTTACGAATAATAACAATATTAATAATTTCCTCATTACTTAACTTTTAAAATTACTTTAGTTCCTTGATCAGTTACAGCATCTGTTGTTTTAAAATAAACAAGACCTGCTGTATTTGTTATGCTTTGTTTAGGATTAAATATAATTTTATAAGGTTTGCCAGTTTTAATGTTCTCTGCATTTTCTACACTAATACTACCAAAGTATATTTTGTTATTTCGTTCTGTTGCAAAATTAGTTAATAAATTACCTGTATTGAATTGAACTTCTTCAAATTCTAATAAGCTATCATCAAATTGAATTACAAATTGCATACCCGCTAAATCATCTTTTTCGAGCTCAACTACTAATTCAACCTTATCGTTAACTAAGCTTGTTGAAATATCTAAATCTAAATTTTCAGATGAATTTTGTACTATAGATCCTCTTGCAATACCACTTTCTGTTTCTTCAACTATAGGTTCAAATGAATGTGAAAAGTCTACATCTCCAATAAGCCCATGACCAAAATCAAAAACTTTATCAGAATCAGTAGGTGTAAAATGTTTCTTTTGTCCAAAGTAATAATCGTCTGTAGCATACCCATATTGAGTTTTTTCGCCCCAAACGTTCTTAGCTCCATTAGTAGAGCTAGTAAAATATTCGCTAACGTTTTCATCCATTATATGACTAAGCATTACATATGAGTCGTCAAAGTCTATAGTACCGCTGTTATTAACTTCACCTAGTAAGTATTGCATTGCATGTGTAAATGTATTTGCTGAACCGCTTGGGCTGTTGCCAGCTCCAATAGCTTCTTTAAATACTAAAAATACATCAGTTACAGTAACTACATCATCTAACCAATCACTTGCAAGATCATTATCAACAGTTATTTCAATATCGTATTTTACGTCATTTTCTAATCCAGTTACTATAGCTTGTGAGTTAGCATCAAAATTACCACTTGCTACACTACTATTATTACTTAATATGTTGTATTTATAATGCGTCGGTTTGTCATTCTCAGTTTTAAGATTTATAGTAACACTACCAGCATCACCACCTTCAACATCAGATAATGTTATTTTTTGTTGCATTGCATCAACATCGTATTTTGTTGACGTTGAATTGTCTTCAGCTCTCATCCAGTTAAGATGGGTTACATTATTATAATTACTATAATTAGTATTAATTTTATCTTTAATTTTAAAATCAACTTCAATTAAAGTATTGTTGTATGTTATACCTACACCATCTTGAATTGTTATTCTTTCAACTGACCAATCGTTATCTGTTGGATATGAATTAGTATCTCCTTGTACTTGTGATCTGTTAAACCAACCATGTAAATACTGAGCTGAAAGATTATCTTCATCATAAGTACTTAAAATTTTATACTTATAACCATCCCAATGTGTTAATGAAGTTTGTGCATTTGTATTTGCCGAGTTGTCTGTAACCTTAAATCTATGTTCAATCTTCTGTAACAATTTGTTATTGTACTCATAATCAAATATATACAAGTTAGGTGCTACATCCGCTGTAACCTGTATTGTATTAAACTTTATAGTTATAGTGTCACCAACTTCAAAATCTGGGCTATCTATATAACTGTGATCAAGTTTTAAATCTTGTGCCAAACAGAATAATGGTAATAATAAAAACAATAGTTTTCTCATAGTTTTAATTTCTTAATAATGTTTTCAGATAATTTTTTTAATGCAACACTTACACTGTTTTGTGTAAATTTACCTTGTTCATTTAATAGAATTAAAGAAGTTGTAATATCTTTTGCCGTACCTTTTACTTTTACTTTTTTCTTTTTGTATTTAGCAATAGCGATTATTTCGGTTTGACTTGACGATTTGCTATACAATGCAATATTTGATTGCGTTCTTTTTACGTCAAAATAAATTAGTTCAACATCTAAAACATTCTCACTTCTATCGTTTAAATTATAATCTTGATCTTGAACTACTTCTTCTAATATATTTTTCAAACCAAACCCAACGTTCCTATTGCCTACTAAAGGACCAGTTTGAATTGAATTTTTTATATCGTTTATTTTAATATCTTGTGCAGATATTACAATACAGAATAATAAACTACTTATTATCTTTATTCCTTTTATGTATTTCATGCCATCTAGCAACTGTAAAACCTATTGAAACCAATAGTAAAACTATTTTAAGTATATCTTCAACCGAAGTCATTGATAGTGTAAAAGCTGATGTGTTCAGCATCAGTACTTTTAAATCCTGAGTATCCATTATTTTTTTCTTTTAAGTGATTTGACCCTTCTTGGTTTTCCTGCTGGTTGTCCTAATCTTTTCTTCTCGCGAATCTTTTTAGCTTTCTCGGAAGAAGACATTTCTCCGGATGTTTTTGGTGTTTTACTGGATACTCTTTTACTGGGTCTACAATATGGTACACCTCTACCGTCGCCTTTTCTACGACCGCATGGCTTACCTGTTCTTACGTCAATCCATTTTTCTTTGAACCAACGTTTAAGTGATGCTCCCTTTTTGGTTTTTCTTACAGCCATTACTTTTTCTTTTTACCTTTATTTTTTCTACATTTAGCTATAGCTCCACTCGCGTATGCGGATGGGAATACTTTGTATTGTCTTTTTACTTTATAGTAACACGCGTCTTTTGGCATAATTAAAATACTTTTTTTGGTTTACGTTTTATTTCTTTTTTCTTTTTCTTTTTTCTTTTATCCTGTTCCCATTCTAATTCCCACTTACTCCATCCTAATGCATTAGCTATTCTCATCCACTCTTCGTTTTCCGTATCTAATGCGTCTTTTATATTGGTTAATTTTTTAATACCTCTATCAAGCGGTACGTTTGTTGTTGCACTAACTAATTGTCCTATAGCCATTGCGGCAGGGTTATCTAACGATAATCCTTTTTCTTTTATTTCTTTTTTATTCCAATCAAATGTTCTGCCGGCTGATCTTACTTTTCTTATTTTAGATGATATTGGAGGCGATATATTGATTAAATCTATAGCCACGTCTTGTTTATTACCATCTTTAGCTATTTTTATTATAGCATTTTTTACAGTTGAAACCGCTGCGCCGGCAAATCCAGTTCCCCTTAATAACGAGTCAACCATTCCGTTTACAATATTACCGTACTTTTCAGCTTCTTTTTCATCGTCTGGTTCTTCATCGCCAAATGCAATTGCGAATAAAGCTTGCTGCATAGCGTTGAATATAACGTTTTGGATAGCACCATAGTAAATTATCTTAGATATATTAGTTTTAGCATCACCACGACCGTTTTTAAGATCACTAGCAGCTCTTTGTATAATTCTAGCATATTGAGCTGGTGTATTTGCAAAAGCTAATATAATACGCCCTAATGGACCCGCCTGTTGTTGGCTAATTCTATCAGGTCTACTTGATTGCTGGTTCTCTTCTGTTATTTCTCTAAAATCTAAAAATGCTTTATCTTGCGCTTCTTTTTCTGATAAACCTTTTTTAATGTAAGATTTTAATCTGTTTCTATAAAATGATGCTCCACCCGTTGCAATAGCAAAACTATCTGCAATTTGTGTTGGTAAAAATCCTAGTTTTAATAATTTATTTACAAATGCTTTAGCTTTGTTTTTAGATTCAGCTGCGATTTCAGCAATGTCAGCTTCGTTAACATTTATTTTTAAACCATTTCTTCTTTCAATTAAATAATCTGAATTCATTATAAACATTACGTCTTTCCAAAACTGCGGTTGGTTTGCAAATGCCGCCGCCGCTTTCAATGGATTATTATCAGTAAAGTTTATAAAGTTAACAGATGATATTGTTTGTAGTACCGCAGATCTCATATTAAAGAACATGATTGCACCAACAGAACCATTAAGCCAATCTACAAATCTGCCAGTCAATTGATCACCAGGGTAACCTCTATTTCGACCAGTTTGCATACGCTGTAACATGTTATTTAAAGCTGATCTGTATCCTTTACCAAATGCAGCTTCTAATTTATTCATATTAGCTTCGCTAAATATTATATCAACATTCGATTGCCATTGAGATAATGCTTCTTTTCTTGTTGTTGTATTTAATCCTTGTAACAAATCTGTTGTCATTGTACCCATTAACCAGTTTTTGTCTGGTTTAGGATAAGCCATATCTTTATTTATTTTTATTAATTGATCAGCAAAAGATAATAAATTAGTATCTTCTTTTACATAATTAACTAATGTTTTTAAATCAGCCTGACTTAAACCATCAACATCCATATTTTGTTTATTCCAAATATAAACTCTTATAGCTTGCTCAACCGTGAATGGCTCGCCTGGTAATTTATTTTTTAATACTTTTGGTGCAATATTAGCTATTTTTTTAATTTGTTTAAAATCATTAGCAAGTGCTACTCTAGTGTTAGATATATCAACCATTGCTTTAGCAAATGGGTCTAATAAGTTTTTCTTAAACCAAGCTAACTGTAGATCTCCTTGTTTTCCTTTACCAACCATTTTATATAACAATCCCATAAAATCTTGTGCAGATGGCGGAATACCTATATAATCAAACGAACCTTTATCTTTACCAGCAACTTCAGCTTTAGCTTTAGCATATCTATAAACAGATTTTATACCTGTTTTGTTCTGAAGAATATTGTTAAATTCTTTATCTAAGTCTATATTATCAGTTTCTTCTTTAATTTTTTGTTTATTTACTAAATCTAATACACCATCTGATTTTAATAATTTATTTATGCCTTTTGTTGTGTCTATACTATGGTCAGATTTATTACTTGTAATATTTATATTGTCTGGTAAAAACCTAAGTGTAGGAATAACATTACCATCTTTATCTGTTTTACTACGAGCTATTCTAAATGTCACTGTAACATCTCCCTCTAATTTGGGCACAGGCAAATTTAATGGATTTTTGCCTATGTAATACAGCCCCTTCCCTTTTATCTGTATATAATATGTATCTTTTTTATTATATAATTCTTCAATTACTGATTGACTAACAACTTCTCTGGTTGTAATTTCATTTTGTAAATTTTCTTTTTTTAATTTATTAAATATATTAATAGGTATTTTGTTACCACTTTTTTGTAAATTAACACCTAATTCAGCCGCCCTTTGTTTATATTTATCTAAAGCGGGTTTAGCTTTTTCTAATATATTATCTAATGTAATTTGTAAACTTTCACTAATTTTAGTATTTTTAGAATTTGTAAAAATTTTTTTATTAAAATCATATTGGCCATTTATGCTGCTATATTGAGGTTTTTCCAATTTAGCTTCAATATTAAAGCTTTGTCCGGCTATTTCAAACTGTATATCGGGAGCACCCCCTTCTTCTGTTTGTTTTCCTACTATTTTAAATATAGGATTTTTTACTCCTGCAGCATTTTTATAAACAACTCTTTCATAAGCAATACCTCTGCTGATGTTTACCTTTTCAGCAATTTCGTTAATCATTGCATCAATATCTAAGGACTCTACATTGTTTACAGTTACATTTTCTCTTATAACTTTTTCAGCTATTTTTCCTTCTTCTTTAGATTTAAAATAAGTTTTTACTTTTTTAACAAACGCATTTAAAGCTTTTTGAAAATCATTTGTTTTCTTTAGTGTTGCTCTAAATACTTTTAATCCACCTTTAAATGCTCTTTTAATTAAAACAGGCGATATACCAAAAGCTATTATTCCAGGATCTTTTGTGTCTATGCTATCAATATACCTATCTATTCTTTCTAATAGCTTTGGGATTGCTCCCTCGGGTATTTCTTTGCCTTGTAGCTCTTGTCTTTCTAAAAAATCTTTTTGTACTTGAGGATCAGATAAAACTTCAGCAATAGCATCTTTACCTATTTCCTGTGCAAGATTATCTGCTAATGTTTTCTTTCTTGCTCTTAACGTTGTTAAACCGCCTTCTGTATAATAAGAAAGCATTTGTTCTTGTGTAGGATTTTTATATTCAAATATTTTTTTACCTTCTTTTGTTTGTTCTCTTTTTCCTGTATCTATTTTTTCAAATAAAGGTAATTTATTTTTAACAGCATTGGGTATTGATTTTATAATAGCGTCGTAATTAGAACTTAAAAAGCTAGCAAATCTACTATTTTGTTCTTCTGCAGTACTAAAATTACCGCCCATTTCTTCAAGAACACTATCAGCAATTTTAAACTTACTTAGCTTATTTATTTCTGTAAGAATTTCATTTTTATCTCTACCGCTTTTTTCTATTATACCAGGTAGCTTACCTTTTAATATTTGTTTAGCTTCTGTTTGTACAGACTCTTTTGTAATACCGGCTATATCTCTTAATTGTTCTTTTGCTTTTGGTTCTGTTCTTACAAAATCTAAAGTTTCTTGTGTTGTATCGTCTAAATCTATTTTAGATTCTTTTATTTCAGTTACGTCTTGTGTAAACTCTTTACCTAGCACCCTATTCGATGCTTCAATTGCTCTAGCTTTTAAAAACTTATTTATATACCCAGATAATGGAACACCACTATCCGGCTTATAAGATCTTATTAAATCAAATATACCTCTTTCACCAGTTTCAATTTCATCTCTCAATAACTGTTCATCGTAATTTGGTGCATCTTTTCTTTTTCTTACCAGTTTATTTGTAATAGGTCTAAACTTTTCAATAATATCAAGAGCACCATCTACGCCTTGTTCTTCGTATATTTTTTGTACATCATTAGATACTTTCTTTTGCGTAGCTTTATCTAATGCGACTTCCCTTAGTTTATCAGCAGCTGAAATTACACCAAAGTCGGACATTAAAACACCTTCAGGTTTTATTGGTTTTTCTAATATTTTAATTAACTGAGTCAGTTTATCATTGTATATATTATCTAACTTTGATTCTTCTTTTTTTATACGAGCCTCAATAACATCTTTAGTTTCAGTGTCGGTAATTTTATTTAAACCTTCTTTTGCTTCAGCAATTTTCACTTTATTTATAGCGTATTCTTTTAGCTCAGCATTGTCAAAAGAATTTAAAACTTTTTCATTTAAAACTTTATTATCAATAACACTTTGTTGTAATTCAAGTATTTCATCTAATATTAAATCATTAGGGTTATTATTATATTCTTTTTCTAATTTTGATATTTTATTTACAGTTTCTAAAGTTTTCTTTTTAACAGCATCTGGGGATAATCTTTGCTCAGTATATATTTTAGCTTGTGGAGTTTTACTTGCGCTTGCCAATCCTCCACCAATAATAGAACTAATCATATAGGTGTCACTAGCCCTATATATTATATTACCCCAATCATAATTTCCATTTTCGTCTTTATATCCAAAAGCGTTTTCATCATCCCATAGTTTATCTATATATCTATTTGTTTCTTGGGCAGCTACTTCAGATATACCTTCTAAATTAGCACCTGTAAATATTCTACCTGTTAAAGTTTTTGTTAAATTTTTATAAAGATTTTTAGCTGCTTTTGGTGCAACTTTTTCTAATGCAGTACCGCCAAATCCTTTTAAAATACCTCTAGTTACGGTTTCACTAATTAATTCAACACCACCTTGTGAAAGCGCAGTTGCAAATGTGCCTGCGTCTCCTCTTTTATCAGGGTTAACTTCTATTTTAGATTTGTACGCTCCACCGGAGGCGGAAGAAAAAATTGTTGCGTATCCTATAGGCCCGCCATATATTGCAGCGGCAATACTAGGTATTGCTTCTACAACTCCATCCGCAATTTTTAAAGACCCATCTTTAATTTTACCAGATAATAAATCTTCTGTTGCTGTTGTTGAAGCATCTTCATATGAAACTTCATCAATAGCTTGATCTGCGCTTCTTAAAACGTCTCCAGCCCCTCTAGTAACATCTAGTATAGGGTCAAAAAATTCTTCTGCCGATGCATCTAACAATTGGTCCCTTTGTTCTTTTGTAATTTTACCAGATTCAACTAATTGTTGTGATCTAATATTTAACAATGTTTCTGTAGCGCCCACAAAAGCTTCTGATAAATTTTCTGCAAAAAATTCATACCCACTTTTAAGTAAGCTTACGGGAAATTGTGCTTTTTGTATTATACCTTTACCTGTGGGTGTTTTATCAGCAGCCCCAATTAATGCATTAAATGCAGCCCCAACTATTTTAGCTTTATTTTGAAATTCCCCAGAACCAGGATCCGACTTGGATTCCATATCGGGTGCTGCAGTTTCCTCCACAACCGCACCCGGTGCTGTGGGAGTTTGAAAATCCGGCGACATACCTTCGTTAAAAGGTTTTTCTATTTTTTGTATGTCGGGATTATTTTGTAAAAATTGTTCAAAACTTACATTTTTAATTTTAGCTTGCTCTTCCAGCTCTTCTAATGTAAATTGCACACCTTGATATTCGTACATAATATATTATTTAAATGATTGTGTTGCTTTGTATTTTCTTAAATCATTAGGAGATTCTCCATAAACTTTAGCCATTAGTCTATCTATCAAAGGTGAATTATTACCTCTTTGTAATTGTTTTACTAAAGCTGTTATATCTTCTTTATCCTTGCCTTCTTCAATGGCGGTAGCCGTAAGCCCCTTACCAACATATTCTAATGCATAAGTTCCATCTTCAGGACCAGGTACTATTTGATAATTTTTATTAACTATTTTGTTATTAAAATCACGTAACACTAAATTTATAGATCTATTAGGCGGCACACGCATCCCTTTGGTTGTATCATTTTTTAATAAAATATTTTGCATAGAACTTCTAGCCGTTTTTAATGCATTTTCTGCTTCTTGATCTTCTTTACCAATCTCCTCTATTTGCTTTTTTCTATATTCAATACCTAACTCTTCTGTTTTACTAATACCTTTACTTATAATTGATGGAACAAGCAGGTCTCGGTAATATTCTTTTAAAGCGTCGTCTCTTTCTTTATTAAATGCTTCTAAGTTTTCAGTTGCAATTCCACCACCAATATAATTAGTATCTGTAATCTTCCCGTATTTACCTTTGCCTTGTATTTTATTTTTATAAGTCCAATGGGCTGAAGGATGCGAAATTAATTCCGTATTAATGTTATTGTTTATTATTTGATTTATACGGTCCTGACTTAATTTTCCCCCTAAAGTTTTAGACTCTGATGCAATTGCTTCTTCAATTCGTTTTCTTGCGTTTGAATATGTTTGAGAATATTCTGCTTCAGAACCAACTACAGGTTCGTTCTTTTTCATTTCCGCCATTATAACAGAAAGCTTAACACCATTTAAGGTTGGGTCATTATCTTTATCTAAAGCATATTTAGGATTATTTTCAACTGAATCTATATATTTCATCATTTCCGGGTTATCTAATTCAATTTCCCCCTTCTTAACTTTATCAACTAATTGAAAAAAATCATTACCAAATTCAGCATTTTGTTGAAGTTTTCTAAGTAGCATTGCTTGCTTTGCTTTACTTTTTTTATCAAAAAATTCAGAACCCACATCTTTTGTTACCATGTCTCTCATTAAGTCTTGATAACCATCGCTTAAATATTGGTATTTCGCTAAATCTTGCTCTGTTGTCAAAATCCAATTAGCATTGGATTCATCTCTTCTTATTTCTTCTTTTTCTCTATCTTGTTTAACTTTTTCAATAGCGCCGGCTACTTGTCCAAATCCTTGTTGGAAAGCTTTTACTCCTGCCGTCATATCCTCGACGATACCGTACTGTTGTGGATTTCTATAACTCATATTTTATTATTTAATTAGGGCTCTCATAACTAGCTGGCGAGTTTATTAAATTTTGATAAAAATCAAAATTACTATTTGTTTTATAATGATACCCATAGTTTTGATTTGGTGTTGCGTCTAAGGTATTATTGCCACCGCTGGCATTATTCTTTCCCGCCCCAAAATTGTACATTAAATTTTTACCAAAACTTCCTTTGCCTTTATTTGGACCAAATAATCCACCACCGAGAATACCAGCAGCACTTCCTAAAGCGGAACCAAACATAGATCTAGCTTGATTGCCATAAGCAGCAGCCTGTTGCCTAGCGCCACCAGCTTGCGCGGATAAACGGTCTAATTGTATGTTGTCCCTAGATTCTTGTGCATTGAATTGGAAAGCCGCCCCTTGAGCTTGCGCACTTTGAACCCTTGCTGCTTCACTCATTCTCATTTGTTGCATTCTTTGTTCTCCTTGAGCTCTTAATCTTGCATTTTGTGCCTCTTGTTTTTCTATACCAGCCGCAATCCCAGCTTTTGATCTTGCCGCCGCTTGTGCTAAAGCTGTAGCGCCCCCTGCACCTGCGCCCGTGGCTCTTAATGTATCTAAGGTAGTGGCTAAACTAATATCAGCTTCAGCTCCTTGTATTTCTGCGGCTTTTGTTGCCACTTGTAAATTAGTAAATGGGTTTGAAATCATCCCGCTTAAATCTTTAACGTTTTCGTAAGGATTTATAACTTGTTGTCTGTTGGCTTCAAAAGAACGTATTTTAGCTTCAAACTCAGCTGCTTGTCGCCTAGCTTTTCTAGCTCTTTTCCTAGCCCCAAAACCTCCAAAGATATTACTTATAAGGCTTACACCGGTTCCTATTAATGCTAAACTCATATTTTTATTTTAATTTGATGATAATACCGTTTCAGATGAAACAGCAAATAATTCTTTTTTCGATGTTTCTGCCGTCTGTGTTTCAAAAATAGATGACATATACATTCCTTTTATTCCCGATATAGCTTCTCCAAATATTACTTCATTTTCGTCAATATCTGAATTATTCTGCAAATATGACATATATTTGTTTTCTTTTTTGTTAAAAGATTGAATACCAGGTAAATCATAATCTAAACTACTATTGTAACTGGCTATATCGTAAGCTTTATCTGTGTACAAACTATCGTCTGTATCTGTTTTTATATTATTAACTTTCCAGCCAGTTGACCCTTCATAAGATAAATTTTTAAATATTTTAACTGCAGATGGAGTGTTATTTAATATTAAATTTACTTTAGAAGTGTTGCTAACATTATAAAAATTATTATAATTTGTAGTTTGATAATGTTTATAAATATTAGGACCGTTGAATGTGTATAATATATTTTTTAATGTAAATCCAGCGTTAGGCTTATAAGTATAAAAACTTGTCCACCCTTTAGAAGACTCATCGTAGCCTAATGTATAATATGTCGAATCATTTTGTAACGATAATACATATTGATCTTTTACATTATCGTATATACCAATTACTTTATCTGCTGTTTTTAAATTGTCTTTAAACCAACTTCGCATACCGTAATATGATATTTCAGTATGTCCATCTCTCGTTAATCTTACAACAACTCCTCTTTTTTTATCAGCAAAATATTTCATTCCGCCTTTTATTGCAAAGCTTTCAGGATTTTTACTAATGCCATATCTTCCTAAAAAAGGTATTACTTGGCCAATAACTATATTACTTAAAGATTTTATTGAACTGCCTTCAGCTGTAAAAACAGCATCTTTATCTATTAAAGCCCTACTTACTTTATCTTCTTGAAAAATTAAAAGATTGGTATCTTCAGCATGTAGCTTTTGTATACTGCCCTGTGAACTATCAACTGCTTTAGTATTTGATTTACCTATACTAAATTCATTTAATTTATTTATACCTGTTTTTGAATTGTAAATACCAGAATATATTAAAGCATTTTTTCTTCTTCTTTCAGCATAATTTTCGTCAGTAGCAAAAGCTCTAGTAGCTAATTCCATAGATTGATTATTAAAACCGCCTTTTATTCTGGATTCTTCAATATGAAATTTTCTGTCAGTTGTGCTCCCTCCGGGGGTATTAGGACCGGGCTTTATAATAAAGGTGTTAAAATAACCTATTTCTTTTGCTATTCCCATGTTTTAAATATTACATGTTTTACCACATCTCTAAGGTTGACAAGATCTCGAGTTGTTTATTGATTGTACAACTCCACCACTATGTCTAACGTTAGCATACAGTCCCTGATCAAATTGCCCTCCTATAGGTTGTGTTAGTATAACGCCAAAGAATGTAGAGCTTAAATTAGAATTAGTATATATTGTGTCACCTACTGCTATCGCATCTGGTCCCGCAAGTTGAGGTTTAGTTATGTATAACGTTTGTGTTGATGGTTGACATAACCCTGGCGCTGTTGTGGATACTGATTTGCTTACTAAAGTTCCTGGCACTATTGTTACATTTACAGTGTGTTCATCAAATGAAGGTGCAGAGCCAGTGTGTCCAGCGTCTGTAACTTTTATTTTTACATTATAAACATTGTTTACAGTGCTTGTTGCCATATAGGTATTCAATTGAAGTTGTCCGGGAGTTGGGTTTCCAGCATCTCCTGTGTTTGTTATAGTAAATAAATTGCTACTGGTTACGTTTGAACTATTCAATAAAACTTCTTCTATGCTATACACCAATCCCAAAGTGTCTCTTGTTGTATCTTTACTTCCATTTTCAGTGCCATTAGCTGCATTAAAAAATCCACTATTAATACTATAATGTAAAGCGTTTGAAAAAGTTGGGGCTGCATTTGTAAGTGTTAAAGTTAAATTACCTGTAAATTGTTCTCCATTACTGTCTGTTACCGTTATGGATGCATTGTAAGTTTCTCCGCTACTTCCATAATAAAATACAGGATTAGTAACTCTAAGATTACCTCCATTTATATCAAAATTATTTCTTAAATCTGTATTTAAATCTGATTGAGCAAAAACATTATTTAAAACAAACGTTAAACTTGACATTGCACCACCAGATGAATTTGTAGCGCCTAAGGCACCAATAACTGTATTAGCAACCGCTCCTTCTGAAAAAGTAGAAGACGTAATAGTTAATGCAGCTGGTCCGCCAGTGTTCCCTAAAATTTGTGTATTTAAATCTGAAACTAACCCAGATAAGGATGTTTCATAATATATATCTAAAGCAGATTGTATTGGTTCGGTTTCAAAAATTGATAAACCAAGTGTACCTAAAAGATTTAATGGTTGTTGATTTTTTGGGCTACTGTTAACGTTAATAGATTTACCATAACCATCCGGTAATTCTGCTAATAAAGGATTTTTACTATAATTATGGAAAGGTAAATAAGTGTGACCTGTTGCTTGGTCAGCTCCAGTTTGAGTAGTGTCAAATAATTCTAAACCATGATCCATAGCAGTACCTATGCTTATAACATCCACCTTACTTTGATCAGAATTGTATATGTAAGGATCCGAATTCGTACCAGCTGGGGTTAATGAAGCATCTATTATAACTGGGAATAACGAGGCTTCACTAGCGCTTGTAGTTTCATCAACAACACCGCCAACACCTGGTTTTTTTGGTACTTTATTTATGTTGTCTCCATGTAATACTAACCACGTTCTTTTATCCGTATCGCTAAAATACAAACTCGAATGAGCGGATTGCACATTTGAATCTGGTATATTGTCTATAGCGTGAGGAGCGTATACATTATAATATTCTTGTTCTGTTTGTTTTACAACAGCTTTCCAAGAATACCAACCAAATTCATTAGTTGACGTATATTGATCTGGTATTATATCGTTAAACTCAATTCTTAAAGCATAACCAGCCCAACTTCCAGGATCACCAGTATGTACTGGCACTCTTACTGAAGATTTGTTAGTATCAGAAGGTAAAATAACAGGAGATTGTCTACCATATTTATCGGAAAGAACTAATCCTACTTGATAAGTACGTCTTGATTTGACGGATTGATATGGGTATTGTATATTTAGGGTTCCGGTAGATGATCTATTAGCGTAGCCAGCTTCAAAATCTATAGATGGTAAATTATAGTTTTCTTGGAAATTACCGTAAACTAATCTACTACCAACTATTTCTTGGGCTTTTGCTTTTCTAGGAACGTTATCAAAAACTCTAGTTAACTGATCTTCTGGTAAAGTTTTAAAAGGTAAAGTTAACTCATAGTTATAAGTAAACAAACTTCCCACAACACCGTAGGAAGCATTGTTAGTAACATCAGCATCTGTTAAAGATATTTCTGCAACTGCCTTAATACCCGGGTTGTCTGCTTCTTTATAAAGTATTTCAATTTTATTTATACCATAATCAGAAGTAACATTTCCTGATGGCAAGCTAACTCTTAATTGAACTCTACCAACATCATTTATCATAGAATCAATTTCAGTTGTTGAAGCTGCTGAAGATATTTGAGCTGTAGTTAAACCAAGTGACCCGTTGTATGTTTTAGGTATGAAACATGTTTGTGTAAAAGGCGATATAACTGAATATTCCCCATCTTCAAATTTATACCTATACGCAAACTTTATAAATTCTTCTTCTATTCTATCCTCGGAATTTTTAAAATTTAACGTTGCACCGTCAGCTACCGTTACAGATTTACTAGTTGTTAAAACTTTAGATGTAGTATTAAAAGATACAACTAAAGTGTCATTTGGCACACCAGTACCCGTTACTATTTGCCCTGGGTATATATCATAATTAGAATTATCAAGGGTAACACTAGCAGCCCCGTTAACAGCGCCATCAACCGTATCTGTAGTTGTTAATTTTTGTAATCCAGTTTGGCTTAATGTAGGATGCAAAACTTCAGGTGCATTGTATGGGTAATATTTAGCAACGCTGATTTTTGCCTCTGAATTATAATAAGAGGCATTTCCTAAGGCCTTTGTTATATTTATTTTTCTTGGTTGATTATTATTGTCAGTCCAAAATAATAAATCATCAATTATATTAACACCTGTAATTAAATGGCTAGTACTAAAATTTAAAAAATTCGATGCATTATTTATTATTGGTATTGGCGATGAAGTATCGTTTGTATTATGATAATATATATTATCAGAAACACCGCCACCACTAACAAAATAAAAAACCCTATTGCTACCGTTAGATTGCGATTCTGATTCAGCTATATATCCAATAACTTCTCCACTATTTATATTACCAATTTTGGAATTACCTTTTATATTTTGAACAACGCCAATATCAGAACCATCAGATTTGGTTATATGAATATTTTGTGCGTCTACGTATTCACCATTGGGTATTAAACGTGCATCTAGATCTTTATTCATTTTACCTTTTAAAAAGGTATTTTTGATTTCTGGCATGTATTAGTGTTTAATAAATTTTGATTTACCTCTCATTACCTGTTCTAGTTCACCTAATTTAAGGCTAGATAATCTTAATTTAGCATTTCTTATTGCGGCTCTTTTTTCTTTTCTGAATCTATTTATTATATACTCAGGAAAATTAATCATAGAGCTTGCTATTCCGTATGTTATGTATTTGTATATAGCGTCTTCAGCAAATTTATGTATTTTCATTTCATCATCTGTTCCTAATCCGTCTGAAATATACTTTAATGTTACGATTTGCCCAGATAATTCGCTTGAAAAACTAATTTTACCATTTAACTCATCTATTACAAACACACCGTTTTCTTGCGTTGTTTCAGGATTTGATCCTTTTCTTCCGCCATATGAAGTTATTTTTTGTAAACCAACGCTAGTATCGTAACTAATATCCTCATCTGCAAAATTACCTGATATTTTTCTATTATCAAAAGATTTAAATCTATCATCAACTACAGGTGTACCTGTTAATAAAGAGCCGTCAGCATCAAATAAATAACCGTAATCATCATCTTGAAGTATTGACTCAGATGGTTTTGAAGTGTACCTTGCAGGATATACGATATGTTCAATACCTACATCATCTATAAAAGATATTCTTACATAATGGATATAGTCTTGTGGCATTGGTATTGATAAACTTGTGCCGACCTCTATTTCTTGTATTTTTTCCGTTCTTGAAACGTCGTAACTAAATTCCTGTATTCCTCTTTTAGCATGAAATACAACATCTGATTTTTTTACATTTGATATTAATTTACCATCCCCAACAAATGCAACCATATAATTGTTTATTGCATCTTCTAAAGATATATACCTGTATCCTCCAAATCTATTTAAAACACCTGCTGGTTTAATTTCTACAATTTTACCAGCTAAAGGAGCACCACTGTTCGCAAGGACATCTGAATTACTAACGTTACCAGAAAATGTAACAGTAGGTGAGCTATAAGAAAAGTTATTAGTGTTTATTTCTTTACCGTCTACAAATACAACAACACTTGATGGAATCGATTCAAAAGCCGCCGTGGTTAATGTAAAAGCTGTTTGCGAACCTGTACCAATAAAACCTTGTGATTTATTGTAATACGATTGATGTGTTTTTGTAATTAATCCCATTTATTTTAATTTTCCAGTTGTATTATTTTATTTTCTTCATTACTCGCCACTTGAATAACTGTTGGATCTTTTATTATTACTCCAGCAAATCCTAATATTTTAATTATTAAATTAACTTCGTCTGATTCATGTAATTCAAAATCAGTTGAAGAATTAGCAGAATATTCATAAGAACCATTATTAGAATTTTTTGAGTATCCCCAATAAGGCTCATTTGGATTTTTTATATAATCCAAAGTAAGATTTTCACCAACTAAACTTATAGGGCTTATATGTATACCATTGTAGCCTCTGTAATATACAGGGTAAGTTTTAGATGGGGTGGTAAGTTTTGATGAATTAACATAAGTATATTCGGATTTACCGAGTTCATCAAAATTAACAGATCGATTTGATCTTGATATATTTATAACTCTATACAGGTCTTCTGGCAATAACACATTACCACCTATAATGTCAGTACTTTCTATTGGAAAAGTGTAAGGATTGTTAGCGCCGGTCATAGACGATTGAGGTATTGTAATAACATCCCCAACTGCATATCCTGAACCGCTAGCGACAGTAGTAATAGTCGTAAATGAATTTGTGCCAGCAACAACCGTTACTGTTAATCCACTACCGCCACCCGTAGTTGTTGTAGCTAAATTAGAATATGTACCAGCAGTAACTTGGGTAGGTATGCTAACACCTGTTGTAGTTGTTCGCACTCTAACATTAACCCCTTTTTTTATTGCACCTGTACCTGTTATAGGCAATTCAGCTTCTTTTGAAAAAATATCAATTTTTTCTTTTATAATTTTAGGAATATTTGCATATTCACTATTTGTTATATTACCTTTTTCTTTATTTAAAGCTTTATTATAATCAAAAAATGCTTTTTCTAATAAATCGAGCTGCACTTGTCTTCCGATTCTATTAAATTGATCCGGTGTTAAAAAGCCTCTACCTTCTTTATTCATTATTGAAAGTACGGTTCTATATACTTTATTTACTGATATTGCCATTTATATTTATTTATATAATGATTAAGCCGCTTATTTGCGGCCTAACCACTATAAGCATTTTATTTTAATTTCTTTTCAATAGTTTGATAAACCTCAACACCTTCATCTGTTTTAAACCACGCAGCTAATGCTGAATACGGGTTTTCATCAAATGGAACTGTTATAAGTTTTCTTCCTGTCGATGCCCAAGTAAATGTTCTTTGATCGTTTGACAAAACTATAATACCATTTTCTGCTGCTTTTATACCAACATTTCTAATATTTATGTTTTCGTCATTTGCTAGTTCTAAGAACAATTGAGGATTGTTTCGAGCAAATAATAATAAATCTCTTTTAAGCTCCTTAGAAGTCATCTTAGATACCTTATCGCCCAATTCTGTTCTCAAAATTGCTTCAGCGTGATCAACATCTATGCCTTGTGCTGTTGTTAATGCTTCAATTTCTAATTCAATGAAATCAATATCATCTTCAGCTATTTTAACAGGGTTGTGTTCTATAAATCTATTCCCTAAATCGGGGTGCATAGATAAAAACTTTTGTAAAGTTTGTTTTTCTTTTGGAACGTATAAATTACCATCTCTAAAAATAATATGTGATAATCTTTGCGGTCCTTTCATTTCATCTACAAATACTGTTTTTTGATTTTCACAGTATTTAATTTCTCTTTCATATCCTTTTTCTTCGTCAAACCATAGTATACCTCTTGATTTTACCATGTATACTATTGGCGTTTCGTTTATACACAATTCGTATATTTTGTCTTTAATTTCCCATTTAGGCGCAACTTTAGTTGCTTTTTCTTTAATTTTTGCCATGATATAATATAATATAATTAATAAAAGCAAAGAATACCCCCACTATTACCGTGGGGATAAACTTTACGTCAAATTTATGAGTCGAATCTCATGAAGTTGTTAGCAGCTTGAACTACTAAACATCTTTCTGATAAATAGTGAATCTCCATTTTGTCATCACCGATTGTAGATGCTCCACCTACTGAACCAGTAACCCAAGATTTTAATTTTCTATCATCAGCTTGAGAAGCTCTATATCTTACGTGTAAGAAAGGTCTTCTAACATTGCTTCCTAGATTTTGGTCATATACTGAAGATGTTCCAGCAGGAATTAAAAGTCCTTTTAAAGATCCTACAGAACCTCTTGTAGATTTATCGTTAAGATATTTCCAGTCAGTTTTGTAAAAGTCATAAGAACCTCTTCTAAATCCTGTGAATCCAAGGTTTAATGCCATATCTTCAGAGTTGTTAAATACTCCGTAAGCAGTTCCACCTTGTGCTCCAGATGATAAACCAGCTAATAAGTCATCTATGTAAAGATTTGCATCTCTATCTAAGAATAACATATTTTCTTCGATAGCTCCTTGCTTGTCTAATTCTTTTAATAAAAGATCAAACTCAGGAAGCTTATCAGCAGCTGGAGTAGCTGAGTCAAATTGATTTGTAGCTACGATACCTCTTTCACCAATAGCAGAAAGTAATCCTTGAGAACCATCTGGAATGTCAGAATCAGCACCTGAAGCTGATTTCTCAGATTCAATAGCGATCATTTCCAAGTAGTCATCAAATCTTGCTTTTGTGTCAGCAGAAGATTTTAAGTACCATAAGTATCCAGACTCTCCGCCTTCACCACTTACTTGTACCCACCCGATTTGAGCAGTGTCAGATCCGTTGATTTCAAAGTGATCTTTGATAATCATTGGCTTGTTAGTGAAAGTTTTGAAACCAGGCTCAATAGATTCAGTCATACTAGCAGTTCCTTTTTTGAATTCAGAACCGTATACGAAGAATTTAATTACTTGGTTGTCTGTTGTTGCGATACCAGCTAGGTCATCAACGTTTTCAGCACCGTAAGGCTTAATAGTTAATTGAGAGTTTGAATTTTCAACTCCAACCTTAACAAAAGCTTTGAATACAACGCTGTTTACCTCACATACTAATGTTGCTCCTTTTCTTACTGCATGTGTTTCAGTAGCTCCAGAGTCAATACCAGTGATTGTGTCAACAACACCAGTTACAGGGTTGATTTGACCATTGTAAGATAAGTGTAGTCTACCTTGCTCAGACCAAATAACTTGATCAGAAGACATAGGCATTTCTGCACTAATTTGTGAAAGGAATCCAGAAATAGTTCTGTTCCCGTATCTCTGTACTTCACTTTCGTAAAGCTCAGGTAGATATTGTTTAGCCCATCCATCGTTTTGGATGTCTAAGTAACTCCCTAGTGTAGTCATCTTCGATGCCGAAGGAGTTAAAATGCTGCCAGCCAATGGGCCAGCAAATGATGCGTTTGTTGCCATTTTTTAAAATAGTTTTTGATTAATAATTCTTAAGTTTAAATTTTAGCTTAGAATTATCATCCCCAGAAATAGCTTTTACTTTTATTCCACCAGCCTCAACATATCCACTAGAAGTTTTTCTAGGGTCCATACTGATGTTTTTAGCTTCAGCACTCATTTGTTTGATTGCGTCGGCTTTGCCTTGTTCGTAAAAGTGGTTAGCTATTTTGTCAGGATTAGAAGCGGCAAATAAAGCTTTGTGGTAACCCCCGGCGTCTTGTAACATTTGATTGTCACCGACATATTTATTGAAAACATTCAATAAATCACTTTGAGTTTCTTTTACTTTGTTAACATCTTTTACATTGAAACGGTATTTTTTGTCTCCTACATTGAAATTAAAACCTTTAAAATCGTTGTTAAAAACTTTACTAGTTTCTTGCTCAAAATGTTTTGTTTGCTGCTGTGATAACTCCTCAGCTGATTTTTGCTCTTTATTGTATCTGTCAAAAAATTCAATAGCTTTTTGCTGTTCAGGAGCTAATCTGGAACCCAACTTGACTTCCTTATAGTATTTCTCCTTAGTTTCATTTAAAAACTTATTGGCATTTGCGACTTCCTCTTTAAGAGCAAGTTTTTTTCTTTTAATATCTTTTTCCTCATCTACTTCTTCGTCGTATGAAAATTTATCGTCTAATAAAAACGATACTTCATCATAACTTAAATGAGGTTTTGTTTGTTTGTAATATTCTCTTAATAATGTATTTTCATCTACATTTGAATAGTCAGCACTAAGTCTAACATAATCTTCAAGAGTTCCACCAGTTTCTTCCATAAATTTTACCAGTTCTTGTATGTTTTCCGGTAGGTTTACTTCTGGTTCTTTTGTTTCTTCAACCGGTTCAACTTCTTGTTCTGGTTGTTTTTCTTCAGCTACTGGAGCTGGTTCTTCTGAAACTTCCTCTTCAACAACTTCTTCAAGTACAGGTTCTTCTACTTTTTCTTGCTGTACTTCTTGCAGTTCCACTTTGGCTTCTTCCCCATCTTTTTCATCTTCGCTGCTTCCGCGTAACACGCCATCTTCTGTTTTTTGTTCTTGAACGGCATCTGTTTCTTCTTTTTGTTTGTTAATTTTTCCTAAATCCACAGTGTAATCGCCATCTTCGTTAGTTGATAGCTTTTGTACTTCTGCTTCTTTTTCGGCAATAGACTTTTCTTCAACGTCTAAAGCTTCTACTTTGATGTTTTCTGACATAATAAAATATAATTGTTAAAAATTTATCTTGGATCAAATTGCTCTAATCCAAATCCACCTAAGTTATCAAATCCTGCGGATTCAAACTTTTTTGGTGGTGTACCAGATTTTCTCTGGTCTATTAATTCACTTTGTTGCGATGCTTGTATTTTAGTTCGTTCGTCTTTACGATCTTCCTTATACTTCTCTTTATTGTTAATCACCTGGTTCTCCTGCTCTTTAAGCTTCATATTAAGTTGAAACTCGTATTCCATTAACTCTTTTTTAATTTCTGCTTCCCTTTCAAGTTTTGCAATATCGAATTGTGATTGTGCTTGTGCAATTTGTACTTTGCTTTCAGCAATCCCTTGCTGTTTTTGTATTTCTGCGGCGGCCCCTGCTTGAGCTGACTGAGCGTTAGCTTGAGACTGTGCTTGGATATTTTCCATTTGGATTTGTCTATCTCTTTCAAACTTTTGCTTTCTTCTTAATTTTAATAACTGATTGGCTAACTTTAAATTTTTAATTTCTCTTACATCAATAGCATCTTCTAATTCTATTTGCTTTTGTGTAATTGCCATTTGTATGTTATTTTCTAGCAATTGTTTTTCTTCTTCATCTGGGGCTAATTGTAAAAATATACCAAAATCATGCAGATGTAATTCTTTCATTTCTTCAAGCGCACCCACATTAAATTTACCTAATGATTGAATAAAAGAATTTTTAGTTTGTGAATATTCTAACACATCAGAAACTCTTAACGCTATAGCTTCTGCTGTTTTTAATGTTAAATATAATCCAGCTTGCAATATATGTCTAGTTGCTGTATTACTATTAGCTGCCGCTATTTTTTGTAAACCAACTAACGCATTTCTATCTGGCGTGCTACCATCTCTAGCTTCATTCAATCCTGTAACATCTCTCATCATTTGTAAATAATAATTATAAGATTGTATTAAGCTTTGTATTTTTGAACCACCTGCACCAGCTCTTAATTCTTGTATAGGCACCCTACCGTTATTAAATTCACCGTCTTGTGTCATTGATCTACCAATAACAGAACCTGTTTGGAAGTACATGTTTAAAGCTTCTTGCGGATTGTAATTAGTTCCATTACCTAAATCAACTTCAGCTAAACCATCAGCATCTAAATAAACGCCATCAGGCACCATACGTGATAATACTTGTTGAAGTTTTAAATGAGTAATTTGAATCATATCAGCAAAAGATGTCATTCTGCTAACTAACGATTCGGTTTTACCTTTATAAACCCTAGGCGCTACAATATTATAACTCATCTGAACCTTAGTAATATCAGATTTAGGCCTTGTCATATTAACAGCTTTTTGCCATTTTAATAATTTATCATGACCTACAATCTTAGCACCTGTGTATAAACATTCAATAGATCTATTTACTTTTTCAAATCTAGCTCTAGAATCTTTGGGTGGATTGAATGTATCATCTTTTTTAATTGCTTTATCAGCGCCAGATGTTGTTTCTTTTATTTTATATACTTGATTTTGAAATGTTTTATATTCAAAATATAGTATGTTTACAAAATTTTTATCAGCTGAATTTGTTCCTATTTGATTATATAATACAGAACCATCACCTTTACCTTCAATTTCTTCAATATCCTCATTTGTTAGTTGTGGGAATTGCTTTTTTAATTCAACTAAACTAACTCTTCTAACCTCACCAACATAATATAAATCATCAAAATATGGCGAATCAGTATAAGAATATACTAAATCAGAAGGATCAACGTATTCTAATTTAATTCCTTCAGCGGTATTAAAGCTGTTTTTTACAGCGGCTATTCCTAAAACTGTAATATCGTAATCTAATCTTTTCTTTAATAATTCGTATTTATTTAAATCAAAAACATTATTTATAGCTTGTTCTTCTGCAATTTCAACTGATTGTTTGTAATCAAGTTGCATGTGTAACTCTAATTCTTGATTGTTGGCAGGTAAGGTTTTAGGATCATTTTCAAACATATCAATACCTAGTTGTTGTTGAGCGGCATTATAATATTCTGCATTCCCCATATCCCTTAAAATACTTTGAACGTATTTTGTTCTTTTTTCAGTTGAAATATTATCAACCGAATAAGCTTTTAAATCGTAAGCTCTTTCAGCAATACCGTTAACAACTATATCCACAAACTTTGGAATAATAGGTACTGGTTTCCAATCTAAATTTAGATAAGACAAATCACCGTTAATGGATAATTCATCTTTATATTTTTTAATGCTTTGCTCGCCTCTTGCATATAACCTAAGGTTATGATAGTTATCTCTATTTGAGAAATAGCGAGATCCTCCTGAATCTTTTTTGAACCATTCTGACTCAATAGCTTTAGCGATTTGAAGTCCATAATCTAAACCTCCCTTTTCTGCGTCACTAACTGCTTGACTCGGAAAAATACCTTTTGGTGATACTCTTGCCATCTATTGTATTATTTTTGAAAAATTTCCATTATTGTTATATTTAGAAAAACTAAAATTAACTTTACTTTTTAATTGTCTAATTTGATTTGGTGCGTATCTATGTTTATTACATGCCATAATCGCTAATCCTGAACTAATAGCCGCATCAAATTTTGTTCTTTTATTTATATCAAACTTAGCCCAATCGTTTAATGTATTATTAAAATACATATCCCCGTAGCTTCCGTTTTCTTGTTCACCCACATAAGTATTAATATAACTTTCTATTGCGGATGCGTGTGCTTGCCTTATATCTTCACTTGAGTTCGGTATACCACCTATTTCTTTTTCTGTGACTGATAATTTATTCCAAACTTTATCAGGCCTATTCATTGAATATCCCCTATATCCTCTTCTTTTTAAATAATACAGTAATCTTGGTTTGTTATTTTCCGCAAGTATTGGCATACCGTAAAAATGTAATGCCATTAATATATCTTCAAAAAACATTTCCGCTGTTTGCGGTCTAGCTATATATTCTAAAAAAAACATATTAGCAGGAATTTCTTCCATACTAAACTTTGTGAGACCGTGTAAAGCACCCTTAGATCCCTGACCGTCGGTAGTCCCGGATATATCGTAGCTATCGCAGCCAAATGCACCGCTATGTTCGTTCCCAGGATATTTAACTCCATTTTTTATTACTACTTTATTTTGTAAACGTATAGGTGGAACCCAGCTGACATTAAATCTTCCGCTTGGATTAGGTATAAATTCTACTTTAGTATCTTTTACACCATTTTGCCATTGGAAACTACCCTTAGTGACTAATGCACTATATTTTGCTTCTTCGTTAAAATCTACTTGTTCGTATATTTTTGCTAAATTAAATATACTGTTTTTAGTTTCATCTCTAAAAGCATGCTCTTCTGTTCTTGGGAACTGACGATAAAATTCATTTAAACCGTCTTGATCTCCTTTTAATCCTTCAACCTCATTTTCCCAATGTTCGATAACCCCGACGTCGATATAATCTCCCTGGTGGTCTTTAACAGGCTTACTCGGTGTGTTGAAGACAGGTGCTCCATGAGAATCGATGAATCCTTCGAAATTCCATTCCATAGGTATGAACAAAGAATATAATCCCGAGCGAGTCTGTCCATTCTTATTTCGTTTTGTGACGTCTGAGTCATTGTACAGCTTTTTAAAATTTTCACCACCTTTGTCAAGAGCATTGCTCGTTGATCCCATCATACACTTACCAATTATTCTCGAACCTAATCTTAACGTAGTTTTTGTAACACGCCAGTTGTTGAGAATGTTTTCAGGTCTTTCCCATTTTCCTGCTTCATCGTGAACAAGAAGTGTGAGTTTCTCTCCATCGTATGAATTGTCCCCTGTGTTTTTCCAATCGATTGTAGTATCGAGTCCTTCCATTTCTTGTGGCTTGTCTTTAGACTCAAACCTTTTTCTTGTAAACTTAGATGCTGGTACCCTGTAAGCCAGTTCTGTTTTTGGTCGATCCATACCATCTTGTATGGGTCTGAAAAAGAACGGGTAGTTAATTGAAATGGGTACAACTTTATCTGTAAACATTTTTTTTGCATCTGCACCAGACTTGGATAATATGCCGTATCTTGAATCAGAGGATATGGTTGCCAAATTAACTGTTTCTGCTGATGCCATAAACGAGAAACCACTACGTCTGTTTTTAAGGTAGCACATTCCATAACATCTTCTATCTGCTTTGCAAGCTTCCCAGAATATAAAGAATAATCTGTTTGCTTCTCTAAACTCTGGCTTCCCAACATCAATCTTGGTCCACTGCAAGTACATATAGTGAGTGCCAGTAATATAAGTAGGAACCCCTTTGTTATTGAACCAATGACCCTCGTCGCGTTTGGTAAATTCTCTATCAATATATGCATGCCATCTTTGTTTAAATTCACTTGGATAATCTCTCCAATCAAATATACTCTTAACAGATTTAAGTTCCTTAGGGTACTCCTGAGGCGTCCATTCGTTGTATTTAGTATCTACTTCCCTAGCTTTTGGCAATGCTATTTTTAAATTTTGTATGCTATACACATCTCCAATCTCACCAGTCTTAGATATAACCACAACATCGTGTTCGCTATTATATCCGTATTTCCACTTCTTAGATCTGTTTAATCTACTAATTGTGGTTTTTTTAATAGGTTCTATGACCTTAAATAAAGTTTGTTCGTACATTACTTAGATCTTCTTTCTGCGAACCCCTTAAACGTATCAACTTTTTGTTCTTTAGGTTTGTTTTCTAATAAACCTTTTTCTTCTTCTATTCTGTTTAAGATCTCAAATGCATCGAATATTGCGAGCTTTTTAGTGGCTGCAGCGTTCTTGAGTCTATCGGCTGAAATATCATCATCAGTTTCAACAATCGGTTCTTTCGCGACTTTAACGAGTTCTTTGACTGCATCATAACCAGCTTGGATTATATTCTTTTTCGTTTCCTTGACGTTCATATTTAATAGATATTTCTCTTGTTAGTACTCTATACATTCTTTCACCGTCAACAATAAATTCGTATTCACTGCTTGGTGTAAACCCAACTAAATCTTCTTTCTCTATTAAACTGCTAATGTCTTTATCAACGTATTTTATAATGCCCTTGAAGGGCTGTTCTTTCTCGTTACTTAATATATTAGTAGATTGAATTGGTTTAACAAAACAAAAGCCCTTAGGAGCATTCCATTTGTTGTTTCGTTTATATAAGTATATTTGATCTGACTTTACAAAATACAAATCATCTTTATAATAACTTCGGCTGTTTTTTTCTATACCATGCTGATTGTACCATCTTCTAAATACATTGTGATGTAATATAACTTCATCACCTATTTGAATTTCTGTATCCTCAGATTTTGGTATATTTAAAACTATTCCGGTACGACTAATATACCGATGATCAGAGATCTCAGTGTTTACTAAGAGCTCTTGACCATCTATATATTTTTTATTATCGTATCTTTCGTTTTTTGGTTTTATAATAAAATCAAATAAACTTTGCATTAATATTCTAAATTGTATTCCACAGCAATTGCCATGTTTTTATTAAAGTCTTTCCACGGTAATACTTCGTTTTTCTTTTTAATATAAATAGAAAACTTATCGTCATTTTCAACTATATCACATATTGTATGGCCACCATATACTTCTTGGCCTACGGCATAATGCATAGCGTCATTCTTATAGTCTCTACCTATACTTATTTTACGAACTAGGCTCATCTTCCTCTTTTATTGGCTCGAAAGTTCCGTCTTGAATATTAATTTGTACTTTACCGTATTTTTCTTCTAGCTTAGCTTGGAATTTATTTAAATCGCTTTGTACTTCGCTAGCGGCATGCTGTACTTGGTGTTTTCTTAATTCTAAGTTTCCAATTTGAGTTGCTGCGTTGTTTAATTGACTAACAAATCCTTGCAACTCTTCTAATTGTTCTGGTGTAATTTTGTTCTCTTGGTTTTCCATAATTTTACTTTTTTTTTAAATTAAATTTAATTGATTGGGTTATAATTTATTATTACTTGTTTTACTGCATTTCTAATTATTCTTCAACAGTCTCAGCAAAAGGTGAGTGGAATGTTTTCTTTACTGGTGCTTTTAATAATGCAATTTGAGCATCTAAATTAGCTTTCATAGCATCAACATCTAATGCTGCTTCAAGCCAACCTATAACATCACTTTCTTTTATGTTATCGTATTCGATAAAACTATCTTTATCGTATTCAAGACCATGCGTCCCTATAGATGATGCCATTTTTGTAGCATCATCGTTATCTACTGCGGAATACCCCCAGTGGATCACGTCTACAACGTTTGATTTTCCGTCGTGTGAAATTTTTGCGTCTAACGCATTAATTGTCCATTTGTAAGTGTTTGCCATTTTTTAATTATTTATTTGTGTTTTTAAAGTTTGTATTTCTGCTTTTAATTCTTGAATAGCGCCTACTAATAATGGCACTAATTTTGATTGGTCGATTCCTTGATATTCTGGATTACCTTCTTCATCTACTGCATCTTTTTCTCCACTAATAGCTTCAGGTACTATTTCTTGTACTTCGTGAGCTAAGAAGCCATCTACTGTTTTATCTGCATCTGCTATAAAGTTAAATCGACTAGGTTTTAATTGACTTACTCTATCTAAAGCACCAGTTAATTCTACTACGTTTTCTTTTAATCTATAATCAGATGAGGTAACATAAGATGTTGTAGTATTATTATATCTAATATATCCAACTGTTGTACCATTATTTTGAAAATCAAAAACATAACTATAGCTTGTAGTACTTGCCCTGTTAAATACTTGTTGAACTGTTCCAGCAGTTGCATTGGGTCTAATAGACAAACCATTACCTCCTGTAGAAGTTGCTTGTACTAAAACATCCCCCCCAGATGTTATACGCATTCTTTCTGTTGCAGTAGTGTTGTTTGCAGCAGCAGTATTAAATCTTATATATGAGCCACCATTTGCACCCACTAAATTTATACTTGCATTTGATTTTGAAGTGTTAATAAATGTACCTGTGTTGGGGTCTCTTTGTGTGTTAAGTTGTAAAGATATTCCATCAAAATCTACAAAACCACCATCAGTTGTACCA